GCGAAGCGATTATTCTTGCCAACTCATCTTTAACGATGGATGAATGGAAAGAAATCGCCTTACAGTTATCCGGGTTGCTCGTCCCCACTATGGCGAATGTCAGTTTCCAGATCGGTAAATATATAAAAAACGCCTGGATACCACCGGCGGCGCCGGCCGTTGGTGCGGGTTCGACGTTAACCGGCAACGCCTTTACCGTGGCAACGGTCCTGTTTGACATTCACGCCAAGTCGTCCAGCGGTCATTACCTGAGCATTCTGTCCGTCAAGACCGACACCAACAACATCCTGTCGGTCTACACGTTTACCGATTCCGAATGGCAAGCGATCGCGACGCATCTTGGACTCTCGGTCAGCGTCACCAGCACGGCGTACGAATGCAAAACGGTTATCCGGGGCTGGATTTACGCGGCCTACGTTCCGGGCGTCGGCGGTCAGCCAAACCCGTTCTACGCCACCCCGGTCACGCCTACCCCAACCGTTCCGGTTGGCGGCGGATCGGCCAGCTTTCAAGCGTTGCAACTGGTTTCGACCTTGCAACAGATCAAGTCGTCGTCCCAAGCCGGGCATTATGCGACATTTTCCGAGGTCACGGCGGCCGTGGCGGCGGCGTGCGGCACCGTTCCCGTCAAGGTGATCAGGGAAGTCGTCAACGCCCTGGGCATCCCCAACACCGGCAAGGAAAAAGGCGCGACCCTGATCGCCACGCTGAAAAACTGGGCGGCTTCAGGATTCGTGCCGGGGGCTACGACCACCGCTACCCCGGCGGCCGGCAGTATGGGGCCCGTGCCGGCCTATTACCAACCGCCCGAACCGCCAGACTCGGGACGGGCACGCGGACCGGTCCCAACCCCGCCTCCACCGATCAACGCCAACCTGAAACCGTTCGACGACACGACGTTCATCAACCAGCACGAATCGAACGGCCAGCCGTTTCCAGCCGATCCCGACGCGTTGAAAGTCATCCGTCGCCTGGGCGGATCGACCGGGGCCGAACTGGTGGAAGATCCGGCGACCGGTCGGCGGTACGTACTAAAACGCGGGGCGTCGGCTGACCACGTCCGGGAAGAATACGCGGTCGATCGCCTTTATGAACAATTGGGCGTCCGGGTTCCGGCAGCCAAGTTGTACGAAACCCCGAAAGGGCCGATCAAACTGGGCGAATTCGTGGAAGGTCGGGATCTATCCGACCTGACCGACCCGAAGGAGATCGCCGACGCCGAAGAACAGATCCGTCAACATTTTGCGGTCGATGCGTTGCTTGGCAATTGGGACGTGATCGGCCTGGGCCGCGACAATTGCAAGGTCGACCCGCAAGGCCGGGTCTATCGGATCGACAACGGCGGCGGCCTACGATACCGGGCCCAGGGCCAATTGAAAGACGCCAAAGCCTGGAACGAATACCCGACCGAACTCTGGTCAATGCGGGAAATGGGAACCGGGCAGGGGATTTTCGGCAAACTAACCATCGCCGATCTGTCGAAGCAGATCCGCGATATTCAAGCGAAAATCGGAAGCCTGAACGTCCCGACCAACGTTTCCCAGACCATCGGCCGGCGTATCGAGCAAATGGTCGACATTGCCAACGCGGCCGAAACCTTGGTCGCCGACAAATTTGAGATGAATTATGCCGATGATTTTAGCCGGCACCTGATCGGTATGCGGGAAGATGGAGTTCTCGAAAAGGTCGCCCGTAAGTTCACGAAGTCGGGAACCACGCCGACCGACGAAAATGGCAAAAGCTGGGACGACCTGCGAGGATCGAATTCGGCGGCAAAACGGTTTGACGATTATTGCCAAAAGATTGGAACCGATAGTTCGTACTACAATAAATATCGGTCCGGACAAGGCGGAAGTTCATGGGCCAACGATCCGGTCGCGTTCAAGTACCATATCGCGACCAAACGCGGCGGCAATTTTAAAGACTATTACTGGGGAAAAGGAACCACGGAAGCGGACGCAAAAAACCATTATGACCGGATTCGGTCGTCGGCTGGCGCGGATCGTTACGATAAGTCCATGCTTGCCGGCCACGTTTTTACCTACAATTATTTGACAAGAATCCAATTTGCAAACAAAGACGCCAGCCGAGGCGTAGTTCGATTAGTGCGAACCGAAGACAATTGGGTGATGGGCAACTACGGATTAGATCACGCAACCAACAAAGCCTACACGCGTGGCGCTTGTGAGTCCCATTCAATTTGGCAAACGACCGTAGCACACGGCTCAAGAAACAATGCGACCTATCTTGACATGCCACTCCATCGCGTCTGGGGAACCTATTGGCATGGCCAAGATTCGTATGGAAGAAATTCGCACGATTCTTGCGGATATCTCATGGATAGCGAGAATGAATTTGCGTGCGACCCTTTAGAAGTGCCGGTGACTCACAACCCCACAGGCGACCCGAACCCTATTCGATAGAAGTCGACCATGAAACTTGAAGATGCTCAATTTGAATCGGACCAAGGCCGCCTTTACCTGGCGATCAAGATTGACGGAACTCAAGCCCACGTCCCACGGCAAGATGCAAAGCCGATGTTTTTTGCGGGTTACGTCTTTGTACCAGGGTTTGAAGGCGTTTTCCCAGAAGTCAATTTTGAAATTGAGCCCGGCCGGATCATTCAGCTTAACGGATTCACTAACGACAGAAGGATCTGGAAGCTATCCAAGATCCTTTTTGATATTTCGAACCGGCCACCCGATTTCAGCAAACTTGGCCCGGTCGAAATCCCAACCGATTGAAGCCTAGATGGCCGGCAATCGGGCAGTTCGCGAACCCAGGACCATCCGGGAAGATCCCGCAAACCTCAACCCTTCCTGAAGGGACGGCGGAAATGCGGATCAAACGAAAAGTCGTGGCGTTCGAAGTCAAGGCGGTCACAGACACCCCCGAAGGCCCAATGTTCGAGGGTTACGCGGCTTGCACGAAGAATATAGACTCCTACGGCGAATTGATCGCGCCCGGGGCGTTCGCGGCCGATCTGCCGAAATTCATGGATGATGGCTTTGTCGGCGGCCTGAACCACGACTGGGACCGGCCAATCGGCAAGCCGATCGAAGCCCGCGAAGACGCCAAAGGTCTATACTGTAAGGCGTTGTTGCTGGACACCGAACACGCGAAAGAATGCCACGCGTACCTCAAGGCCGGCGTCTGCAAGAAATTGTCGATCGGTTTTACCACCGTCGGCAAGACCTACCTGGAAACCGGCGACGACGTCCGGTCGTACTGGCAATCGTTGGCATACACGCCAACCCAAGACGACGAATCACGCGCAAGGGATGGCGCGGTCCGCCTGGACCGCGTACGGCTGTTCGAATTCAGCCCGGTCATGCGACCGGCAAACACCCTTTGCGACATCACGAACGTAAAGTCGGGCCAACGTGCCGGCCTGACTTTCGAAGACCACCTCCTATCGGCGCTTGCGACCGTTGAGGAAATCGCGGAACGGAGCCGGCAACTGGCGGTCAAGCGTCTCGAAGCCGGTCGGGCTTTACCACCGGAACGGGTCGCCGTTCTCCGCAAAATGCGTGAAGTCTTGGACGCGATCCTGAAAACCAAAGGCGTCGTTCCCGCCGTCGATGCGGGCGAAATCGCCAGGATCGAAGCCGAACTTCTCGCGATGGAAGCCGATCTCGGGCTTTGATTTGACCGATCCGGTTCACGCCCGATTCAACCACGCGTTAGCGATCTGAGAGGGGTTTTCCTATGCTTTTGACCGATGCCGACCACAAGGGCTTGGTTTCTGAAATCACTGCCAAAAGCGAAAAGATCCGAACGATCGTCGCCAAGGGCAATGAGATGACCCAGGCCGATTTGATCGAAGCCCGCCAGGCGAAAGACGAGATCGCCGTGGCAAAGTCCAAGATCGAAAAGCACAACGAAGCCGCAAGCCTGAGATCGTCTCTCGACGATACCGCCAGCTTCCTTCGTGATCCGGTTAGAACGCTTCCCATTCCGGACGGCGGGTCCTTCACGACTTCGGCCGGCGAAACCCACGTCGAACGTCGTCGCGACGGCTCGATCGGCGTCCATTCGATGGGCGAGGGCGTCTTCGATGACGCGACCTGGAAGGCGATCAACGACCCGTTGTATCTCAAGGCGTTCGCGAAGTATGTTCGCAACGGCAAACACGCCCTGACGTCCAGCGAACTGAAATTGATGGAAACCGGCCAAGATCCCCAGGGCGGCTATACCGCGCCGGCCGATCAACTGGCACGGATCGTCCAGCGTCAACCCACGCCAACCCGTGTCGCCGGCCTGGTTCAGAACTATCTGACCAGCCGCGAATTCGTGGAGATGATGAAAGTCAATTATTCGACCGACAACGTCTACACGACCGGTTTCCGCGTGACCAAAACTGGCGAAGTCCCCCAGAGCGTTTCGGCCGCCCGTGTCGCCGATTCCAACCTGTTCGGGGTGATCACCATTCCCGTTCATACGTTCATGATGACCGGGATTCTGACCAACAACCAGATCGAGGATTCCGCGCTGAACATCCTTGGCTGGGCGTCCGAAAAGTTCCAGCAAACGGTCGACATCCTTTGGGATGACAAGATCATCAACGGGTCCGGCCGATCGGAGGCGTCCGGCATCCTGCTGGCGCCGGGAACCACCGATCAGCCCGATATCGTTGGCACCGGCACCAGTTCGACGCCGTTCCTGACGG